TTAAAAGGTCTTTGTCGGTCATATTGTCTTCTTTTTAGCGATGGGGGGTTAAAGGGGGAAGTTATTCCCCCTTGTTTCTTGTTTAGATTACCTACAACTAACCTTGAAGTACGGCTACGTACTCCTTCACAGCGTCTGCCAGATCTTTATGTACATAAGTGTCGGCTGTGAACCAGTTGTACACCGTCTGCCTAGATACCTTTAGCAGGGTAGACACCTCAACAACAGGGACGTTGTTCTTTATACATAACCTACCTAGCTTGACACCCAGCAGTGACCCATCCGCTTTCTTGTTAAGGTCTGCTATCCTTAAACTATATCCGTATTTCATTTGCCCCCCTTACCCCATACTTCTACGGCGTCGGCTAAGATATTCTTGCCCTCTATTGGAGCCGCTGCTTTTTTACCCGGACGTTTTACGGGTGCCGGTACATCCTCTTCATCATCTGGCTCGTCAGAGGCAACTACTACTGGCGCAGGTTTAGGTGCAGCAATAGCGGCGGGTGGCAGGGCTCTAACCCCATCAGTCTGAGCCACCGTCAGCATAGTATAAGATCTAGATTCTGGACGCTTCTGGGCTTCCTTCACTAGCGCGTACTCTGCATCGGTGGTATTGCGCAACGGGGTAAACACTAGCTGCATCGTATCGGCGTTCAGGTCAAAGCTGGCGTTGGTAACCACGTTATCCAGCGACTCACCATTACCGTTAAGGAACTTGATGTAGCTTTCAAACGGGTGGACGTTGCCTTCACCCTTACCGAACAGGGACTTAGCGGGTACGTTAAACTGGTATATATCCCCAGATGTATCACCTTCAACCAGTACAGATATACGGCGCTGGAATCGGCAAGCCCTACCACCGTTGTCCCCGGAACCTTTGATGTTCTGTGGGCACGATACACAAGAGTCACTCTGCCTATTGGAAGCGGCGGCTTCTGGTTTATCACCTTGGTTTGACCAGCAGTCAGGCAGGGTAGCTTCCTTGGTCGGGTCATAGCTCTGCTCGTAGTACGTGCGGGAGACTTTAGGTAGCGCGTTGATTACGATTATGTTGACCTCACCACGGATGGCGTTACCAAGCTGCTCACCGTTTACCAACCGTTTAAACGTGCCGTTGATGTTAGCCTGTATACGGCGGGTCGTGCTAGTGGATGCCAACGACTTAGCGAAATCGCTCTTCTCACGTTGTATGGTGCTTACGGACTTATCTTGCTGCTTAAATATAGTTAAGTTACTCATCTTCTTTCCTCAAATAGTCTAGTTTATTTAAAATGCTTTCGGCACTGGGATGATCTTCTTCAATGATGGCTTGCTCATCGAGCCATTCTTCATATTCCTGTTGCTCATACTCATTTGCTTGCATCCAAAAGTCGCTCATTGTTTGCCTCCTTATTTGGCGTTGGGTTTACGTACTTGGATTATAAATTTTCGCTCCGCTTGAAGCCCGATTGGTAGCACGTCTGGGTTACCTTCAAGAAACTCCTTCATGTTGCCGTTATGTATACGCTTCTCCAGCAGGAACGGTGCTGCATGTTCCTCAATAAAGGCATACATAGATTCCCAGTCCGTTGTCCAATACCTTGACTGGATACGGCGTGAGATCGTACCGGAAGACGTACGTATACTATCTGCGTTCTGCTCGTTGCATACCTCTAACAAACGTGCGCTGACAGCATCAAGATGTTCCTTCAACTCCTGCATATCTTCCGCGTGCTTCTCTTCTTTGTCTCTCACCACGTCGCGTATCTTGATGTACATGGCGGTGAGGGCATCCAGATTAGGGCTGCCTTCTGGCTCACCTAAGTCTAATTGTAGCTGCTCCATAGTTTGCTCCTTGGTTGTGGGGGTACTAATATTACTACGTTAAAATACAATGTCAAATACTTTCCATAATCTCTTGTCGATATAGGTCAATTATTTTTGAATGATTTGTTATGTTATTTTGCAACATGTTGTATAAACGTGCCTCTACCTCACTACCCTTTATATGCACAATGGTCATGGCGTTCTTCTGTCCGGGACGATTGATGCGGGCGTTAGCTTGTAAGTACGTTTCTACACTCGTGACCGGGGCATACCAGATAATAGTATTCGCCGCCGTTAAGGTAAGCCCATGCGATGCTGCTTGTGGTTGTATGATTAACACATGGGGGTCAGGTTGCTCCTGAAATCTCTTTACTATATCGCTACGTCTGTTCACGGATACCTTCCCGTTTATAACATCACAGGGTACTTTATTTTTATCTAGGTAATTTTTCAGCAGGTCTATAGTGTGGGTGAACGGCACGAAGACAAGCACCTTGTGCGAGGACTCCTCGATCACCTCAAGCACGGCACTCAGCCTGTTGCCCACGTCGAGATCTACAATCTCTCCTGTATCCGTGTAGATCGCACCACATGACACCTGCAACAGCTTGTTTATCCGTACCGCAGCGTTAACAGCGGATATATCTTCCCCTGCTGCCTCAACATACATGTCCTGCTTCAGCTTCTTGTATATGGCTTTCTGTTGGGTTGTTAGTGGGGCTTCACGCTCAACGAAGGTTACCTCTGGTAAGTCTAGGCATTGGTCACGCTCAAACCGTATTGCTGGCTGGAGCAGGTTATGCACCCGTTCCTGTGCCAGTGGTTTGGGTATCCACTTAAACTGGGATATTTTATACATCATAGAGTCCCTGAAGACCCCGAAGTATTTAGGTGTGTTGTCCGGGTTAACCAACTTAGCCAGCCCGTAGGCATCAAGGGGCGACTGCGCTGCTGGCGTACCAGTCAACATCCACAGCCACTTTGTCTTGGCAGATATATCCCGCAGTGTTTTCCATCTTTGGGTAGCGACGTTCTTGTATGCCGACGCCTCGTCAACTACGATTAAATCAAACCCACCCTGCATAATTGCTTCTTTTACTATACCCACCCCGTCAAAGTTGATGATGACGAACTCAACCCCGGACTCTATGACTTTAACCCTAGCCTTAGATGCGCCATACGCAATACCAACACTCCGGTGCATAGCAAACTTGAACAGGTCTTGCTGCCATGCCGCCTTCATAATAGACAGTGGGCATATCACCAGCACACGTTTTATCTTTCCGATCTTCATTAGGTAATCCGCTGCCCATATTACGCTGGCGGTTTTGCCTGTACCCTGCTCGTTAAAACAGAACGCCTTATTATGTAGCGTCAGGAACGCAGAGGTATCTTTCTGGTGGGCAAACGGTTTGAGTCTGCCTGTCCACTGGTAGTCCCGCTTCAGTGTAGATGGGACATCCTTCACCCGTAACTTAGCAAGTACTTGCGTCTCTTCTAAGCCCCAGTTGACAGCGACACGGTACACGTCGTCTTCCTGACTTATAATCTTGCTCTTGGGTATCAGCTTTGTTAACGTCTCTGGCTGCCGTGTACGTAGCATCAGAACTTTGTTATCTATTATTTCCATTAATTAAACACCACAACAGCCGATGGAAAGGGGGCGCTATGTTTCGCCCCTTTAAATTTTAACCTGCCCTTAATGAACGTTATCTGCCCTTTGATTGCGTAGTCGTGCCACCATACCGTATCCGTTCTGGCAGGTACGAGACATACAACACGTACACCCCGCAGACTTTCGTTGTAGGCTTTCTTCATCCAACCTTTAATCTCTCTACCGTAAGGTGGATTCATCCAGCATATGCCAGACCATGACTGCGTTAACCCGTTTGTGTCTTTTGTGTAATACACTGGGCACTTAGCATTTTCTGGTGTAGCGCATACGTCGGTAGTAAAAGCCCCGTACAGGGTGTTCATCTCGGTAAAGAAATCATCCGGGGTTTCCCATTCAGTTGACTCACTACTCATTAAAGGTTTTAGTTTTTTCATTAGATTCGCATCTCTACTCTTTGTTCTGTTATAACGGCGCTACTTAATCCTTCATTCATAACCTTATCTGTAGCGACGTGTATGTTAATCCCAGTAATAGGATCTTGTACTACTTTAAACTTGTCAGAACTACGCGTAACAGAGCTCATTTCTGTTAGCAAATCGTGGTGTTTCCCCGGCATAGTGATCATTACCCTCCTACCGCCAATATCCCAAGATGTGTTGCCACGTATATGGGCTTTGACAGAAGTTAAACCTTGTTTGGTTTTTCTGATATGTGTTCGTGCCCAATGTACTATTTTCCCATCGCCGTCTCTCTGTCGTTTAGGGAAAACTCTAGCTATATCATGGTCAAGTACAGGGAAAGCTAACGGCGGCACACCTGCACTACGTACCGTACAAGCCCAATGCGCGTTTCTTTCAAAAGACAGGGATAAATAGAACGCTAAATGCTTTACTAGATTGACATCTGGAAGCATAGGCTCCCACCCAACTCGCGGGATAGAGACATACCCCGCCCCCTTTTTGCATTTAATTTGGCGTGCTGTTTGCGTGTATCTCCAAAGATTGCGTACTCTTTTATCTGGTGTAAGCACCACTACAGTATCAGTCATGTAATGACCCGCGCCCCTTGCCCAATGACTAAGTTTTACGTTGTATAGCATACCTTCGTCCATAGCAAACCAGCCTTTAGGTAGGGTGTCCGTTGGATTAGCTGTAAAAACCAATATGCCATACTCGTTGAGTAGTGAGTTATCAGTCTTATTCGTGCCATCCATATCCACAGCAAAATGTACACAAGACATGGATAACCCTTTTAAGTTGCTAAATGGTATCCTAGCTTGTTCCGCTACTTTATCGCTTACCATTGCTTCGTCTGTATAAGCATACGCCCCGTGAATCGGTATGGACTCAAGAATAGTTTTTCTTAATTCTTCTGGGGTTGTGTTGTACCAACTGCACATTTTTGTTCCACATGTTGTGTCCCGATAACATTCTTCCCATAGTTCAACGCGTTCCACTATAGACGGCCAGAGTGTTTGTATTCGATCACGATATTTTTTCTTAGGTTTAAATACATACTCCCCCTTCGAAAAAAAATACCGGAAAAACGAAACAATATAGTTGTACAGCTTGCTCATCTGCTCCTCCTTTGTTGTTTATGTTTTACTTCACTGACCCATCCGCGTTACGTTTGAATCCACGGTTGGTTTTCTTGCTCTTTACACGCAGGTTACTCCCGTCGTTTGTGCCGCCCTTAGATATTGGCTTAGTGTGGTCAACATCTTTACCGTCACCTTTATGTACTGTACCGTTCGCCGCCAGCTTCCTACGTGCAGCGTTGCGTTTGGCACGGTTCTTCTTCTGTTCTTCCGTACCCTGATACTCCGCGTATTCTTTCTTGTACGGTCTTGGTTTGTTTACGTATGGCATAACATCATCTCCTATTGTGTTCACAACTTGTTACTGGACAGTACCCACATAAGGGGCTTGTGCTTGCGTTCCACACACCAGTGTCATACGCTCCTTCTAATCTGTCAAGCAGTGGGTCAAAAGATTCAAAATATTCATCCCGCTGGTCTGCGTGGTGATCTTTCCTAATAAACTCATTACTGACTACAAAAACTAATCCTGATTTAATCTTCTCCAGCTCTGGGTAATGCACAAACAATGCAGCTGCCAGAATGTCCAACTGTTTTGTATCTGCATACTTGGCGTTCTTGCTTGTCTTGTAGTCCACAGAGAACCCAAGACTCCCATTAACGATCACTAAGTCTCCTATACCTCTCCACCACACATCCGGTGCAAAGAACGTACACGGCTCATACCCCTTATCGGTTCGCTTGATACCCAGCCTTACCTCACAGTGCTTCTCCCCCGGTATGTCCTTCAATACGTCTAGCACATCTTGTACAAAACTAAACTTCGGCGGCAGGGGAGTCCCTGTCTTTATGTACTTCTCCGCTGCCTTATGTACCTCATTACCGTACCGGGTCGCTTGACTGCCTGTGTCTTTTACGTCTTGGAGAACCTTTAAGTGGTAATATTTCTTCGGGCACTGCTCGAACGTTTTTAGACTGCTGTAAGACCATGTTATTTTCGTCACTTATTTCTCCTTCTTCCTCAGTATATGGTCTGATTAACGCCATCCTGCTAATGTCGCTTATCTCAATTGTGGATCTCCTCCACTCCCCATTAAGCCAAACCAACGGTATCACACGACTGCCCTTCTTAATCACCTTGTAATACATGTACCCAGACTCCCTCTCCGCATCCGCGGGTATGTGCGACGGTGTTAGATTTCTTATGCTCATGTTCTCTCCTCCAGTTGTCATATAACTAAATCCCCTTCACGGCGCTTTT